CGCGAGTTCAAATGGCGCATTACATAAGATTTCCGCCTGTTCTTCCACACTCACCGCATTATCTACATCCATCTTGGTATCGAAGAATTCTTTACGAAGGGCGATTTTGGTATTGAAATTGGGGTCGTTTAGGGTAGGGTAGAGGCCATCACCGGCGCCGCCGTCGCCGGCTTCGTCTTCGTCTTCAGACCCAGGGAGTACCCCGATATCATGAAGTGTATACGCGCGCTCGAGCAGCTCCTTTTTCAGCAATAATTTATTGAAATCCTTGCTGAACGGATTATTCAGGTCATCGGGTTTTAATAATCGCACACTCTGGTCCAGTTCATTTGTTAAGCGGGCTATTTCGGATGCGTTTGATTCGGGGGGTGCGGGTGCTGCGGTGGTGGCGGCGGCGGCCTTCGTGGTCTTCAATTTCAATGTTCGTTTCTGCGCCGCTGGTGCTGGCACGTCGACGGGTACGGGCACAGGCATCGCTGCGCCGCCGCCACCGCCACCACCGGCTTCCGCCATCACCAATTCCATCGGTATATTTTCATCTTCAGCATTCATACTACTATTCTATTCTTCTATTATTATTTCAATACTTTCAACTTTATATAACTATACGAAATAAAAGGACCGATACGATATTCAGTAAATACGATATTCAGTAAATACGATATTCAGTAAATACGATATTTACTTAGAATGTTATTGATTTTGCGAATAATCCCAATCTTTTCTAAATTGTAAGGCCTTATCATCTGTATACATTCGTCGTATGGCGCCCATTTCATCAGCCCGACTTCCATAATATCATGCGCGGTTTTCGGCTTCTTTTCTAAATCCACCATCGCCAGGAAATATTTCTGCTTATAGCATTTCATATCTGACCCCATAAATATCTCTTCATATGGCGCGATATTCTGGATTACGTTGTCGGCCGTTATATCATACCCCGTTTCTTCCAGGCATTCACGCAGCGCACACGAGATATCCTTTTCATTATAATTGCGCCGGCCTTTCGGAAACCCCCATTCCGTTTCATTCCAACGCGTCTTCGAATCATCGATGAATTGCTGGAGATTTTTCACACGCCCGTCTTTTGTGCGTATGCCTCCGAGTACTTGCCGATACTTTTCAAATGACACCATTTCCTCGTTCTTGTATTGGCTTCCGCGCGTATAATCTCCCCATAACAATTTCCATAACTGCTCGAAGGTAAGACGCATCAGGTTCGCCTTTTCATGGACGGTCATTTCGTCGATAATGCGCTGGATATATGCTTCGTCGTGTAGCGAATACTTGCCTCGCACAAAATCCACGAACCCGAATGAATCGCGACGCCGTATCATCAAATATTCGGGGCCGGAATCGCCGCACCGGAATGCGATAACGCCGATGCTTGTGATGGGTGCGCGGCAATTGTTATATACATGATTATTCCGGTTACAATTATTACAGAAATATTTGCTCTCGGATGCGGGAGTCGGAGCGACCGCCGTGCCGCCTGTGCCTGTGCCTGTGCCCGTGACTGACTTATGTGATGCCAGTTTCAATTGGTTCATTTCGATATATGACAACACGGATTTAGGGTTATGTATTTTTGTAGGTTCATCCGGGACCGGGGCAGCGACCGCGACGTATTCTGTCATACTCATTTACCGTAATTATGATATTGTTTTTATGTTATTTCATAGTAAGGCGCATACGCATACGCATACGCATACGATGTTGAAACTAGACGCCACCGTGTGGGGCCCACATTACTGGTTCTTTTTAATGACGGTTGCTGTGAATTACCCCGACCACGTCAATGATGTCACGCGTAAAAAGTATTACGATTTTATACAGAATTTCGCGATGTTTATTCCTGACCCGGAGATGTCATCGGAGTTTAGTCGTATGTTGGATAAGTACCCGGTCACACCCTATTTAGATAGTCGGACATCGTTTATTAAGTGGGTCCATTTTATTCATAATCGGTATAATGTTCTATTGATGAAGGATGAGATGCCTTTACATGACGCGCTCGAGAGATATTATTTACACTACCGGCCGAAACCCATCCAGATATTAGAGGAATTGAAATACAGAGAGAAACTGGTGTATTTTTTGGTGGTGGTGGGGTTGGGATATGCGGCGTATTACTATCATAATCGCTAGCGTAGTGTAACGGAGCCGGTGGAGCCGAGCGTAGTGTAACGGAGCCGGTGGAGCCGAGCGTAGTGTAACGGAGCCGGTGGAGCCGAGCGTAACGTAGTGTAGCGTAGTGGAACGGAGCCGAGCCGAACGTAACGTAACGTAGTGTAACGGAGCCGAGCCGAGCGTAACGTAGCGTAGTGGAACGGAGCCTAGCCGAGCCGAGCGTAACGGAGCGTCTATGGCCGTTCGTGGCGTTATTTTACCATCATAATATAACCAAGAAATATGATAAAAGTAGAATATATTGTATTTATAATCACCGTTATCATCATCGCAAATGTATACTATGATGGGCGTCTTATAAAAATATTTCAGTCCAATCAAAAGCTTATTAAAATGGCGGGATTTGGTTTCGCCGGTCTATGTTTGTTCCTGTTTTTACGACGTAATCCTGAAAACTCTAGGCAGTTGTTATTTCATGCGAATGATATCATCAAATATATGCCAGTGAGTAAAGGAACCGCGGATATGATAACACCGTTCTTTGATTTTACCAGGGGGGTGCCCCCCAACGACGGGGTTGCTACGGCCGGTGTGCTGGGCGGTGTGATGGGCGGTGGCGGTGCGATGGGCGGCGGCGCGATGGGTGGTGGCGGTGCGATGGGTGGTGGGACGTCGGGCGCGATGGGGGGCGGCGGCAGCGGTTCTATCAGCGCCGCCGAGCGCCGGGTCCTCAATTCGGGCAAGGGCTCTAGCAAGCGAAGTGTCAGCGAAACAAAAAAGAAATATGTCGCAGCACAGCAGGGTTGGAAATGCGGTGATTGTCAGCGTCAGTTGCCCGCCTGGTTTGAAGTCGACCATGTCATTGCTTTAGAACACGGCGGGTCCAACCACGTCGATAATTTAGTAGCATTGTGTCGTGATTGCCACGGGAAAAAGACCGCGATGTCGTTCTTATAATCCCCCCCCCCCCGCGCGTGGGCGTGCGAGACGGCGGCGGTAGACACCGAAGCATTATTATATCTTATAATTATAACTGGGTGTTGTTGTAATTATATTATAAATCATTATAATTGATATGAATACTCCGCCAATAGAAGACCAATTTCATATAAAAAAAATATTAACCTTTTTACCGGTTATCGTGTTATTTGTAATCGTGTTTATCGGACTTTTTACATGGGATGTGATTACCGACCAGATGGCCGGATTTATTACATTAATCGGTGTATTTATCTTCGTGTTGTGGGTATACTGTGGCGAACCGAAAACGTATTTATCTTGGTTGAATAATGGCGGCGGCGGTGCTGATAAGAAGTATTTAATATCTCCTCCTCCTACCGACGCAACACCAAGTACTCTGGTAAATATCGGGATTGGTGTCGCGTTCGGTGTATGTATCGCACTCGGTCTCGGTCTTGGTTTCGGTAGTATCGGTATCGCAAGAAACACAAATTATAACCCTTCAGAAGGACTGAAAATCGGGGGTGGACTGTTTATCGGACTTGGTATTCTCGGTATGTTATATTCATTATGGAAGACATTCAAATCCGATGATGGAGCGTCGTCGTCGTCGTCGTCGTCGTCGTCGTTTAAGATTCCCGGACTCGCTTCGTTATTCGCCGCAGTAGCCGGTATATATATGATTGTGCGAAGTACTCAAGTGGAAAATGAAGCCCGTGAAGTCATTACGAAAGACGATTCCTATATCACAAATCAAAGAAATGCCGGCGCAACAACCATGTTGAGTATCGGATTAATATTACAAATTATTGGATTTGGGCTTGTCCTATTTTTCATGTTGAATAATAAATATCTTCACGACGCACCAGCGTCATCGTCGTCGTCGTCGTCGCCGTCGCTGATGGAAAAAATAGTTCCATACCTAATCGCGGGTGTATTATTTTTATGCGGTATATTATGGATTGCGAAAAGTCAGCGATGGCCCGGGTTTAATAACGATGATACTGCGGCAGTTGATTCATTCGATAATAAAGCATTTGCGGCACACGGTGGTATCTGGACGATTCTCTCCGCGGTATTCTTGATATTAGCGGCAGGTAGATTAGACATCTTTAAGACATACAGTGTCATCGGGTTTATCATTGCGGCGGGATTGTTCGGGTTGTTTATTTGGTGTTTCATCGATTACAATAAAAAAACGAAACCAAGCAGTAGTGATATTGTAAATAGTGATATGGCAAACGATAATAGTTATTATAACCAATTAAAAGTAGAAGTAACCAAAGAACTGACTAAGAAAGCAGTGAATGGTGAAACGGTATCCGAACAAACAATAAAAGATGAGATGGAAAAGCGTATAGGAAATATTCAAGATAAAAACGCAGAGACTGCGACAATCGTGAATAATTTATTTATATCTCTTTCTATTCTTATTATTGTATGTATTGTCGTGTTTCGCAACACTCGGTTATTTATTGCGACGTGTTCACTTATTCCAAAGGGAATTGATATTAAACGATGGTTTCTTATGATGAATGATTGCGAGACCGCTGTCGGCAATGCCAGCGGTTATGTCAAGGTGGAGGATAAGGACACCATAAAGAAAATAAAAGAGGATACGATGAATACAAGGGACTGGGATGATCTAATCACCAAGAACGCCAGTGCGAGTTCATTGTTTATTCGTCTCGCCAAAGGTGCTCTATGGATTCCATTCTTGTCGGTTATCTTACTTGTGTTATGGGTAAGTATTATTTTCACAAATGTTACGACTTCTGAAAAAACCAATGTATGGATTGCGAATTCCTTTTCGGGCGATATGTTCCCCAAAGTAAAAGAATTAATCGACACCTTTTTTATTGTATTGATTGTCGGGCTTTTATTATGCGGAATATTATTGCTCCCGATGGTAAAGGAAATGAATTCTGTTGGCCTGGATACGATGCTGCGTTTTGCGGAGTCGATACAAGTTTGGCAGTATAAAGGAGGAGAAAATATTCGTGCGGGCTTGTCTATATTTGTTGCGTGTTTGATTTTCGCCGCAATCATTTCAGTAGGTATGTCGACTCTATTCAGTTTTGACCTTGTTCCGGCCAATGTAAAATGGATAGTAGCTATACTTATTGTACTTATTGCGATGTGTTCGTTACCTGGTTCATATTTTATCGCGTCAAAACACGATGTAGACCCTGCTTTCCAAAATGAATCCGGTATCTTTCGGATGTTCCGATTATTATTTACGACGATTTACCTTATTCCATTCTTGATTATTACCGTGTTTAAATTGATACTCTTCGCGATTCCGGCGTTATTCAGTGATGATGCTAAGAAACTGTGGTACGAACAAGTTTCTAAATTTAATTTTACAAAATGGGACGCGAGTGAAACGGACCTTACATTATTTGGCATCAGTAAGCTAACACCATCCGATGTGTCATCCATGACTGC